ATTCCCGTCAAATTCGACGGGTTTAGAATTTCCGTCCTTATTGATGTGTTCTAAAATCTCATCCATCGCCTCGCTAAGTGACTCAAGGCGGTCTGTCAAGTCCTCTAATTGACGAAGAAATAAAAACATCGTCTTCACATCCATCACATCCCGCTTGGCTTCTGCGTAGCCGACCTGCATTCCGTTAGTGTTTGTACTATTTTCCATTTATTCTTCCTTTTAGGAAATTGACATCGTCAGTAAGGTCATTTATTTCCTCAACAATTTTTTCGTGTCGTCTTTCAGCCGCTTCAGTAAGCTTGTCCGCCATTGCTTCCATCCTTGAATCGCTTTTATTGAAACGGTCAATTAATTTTATTACTATTGCTTCGAGCCTTTGTCCTTGCCCATATAAAACCTTCTGAAGGAAGGTGATAAGACCTCCTACAATTCCTACAATAGCCATAATGATTTTGTCATCCATTAAAACTATGCAGGCGCAGATTGCTTGACATCAGTAGACTTTTTGCTATCTTTCTTAACACCATTCTTAGCCTTTGCTTCTTCTTTATCTTGCTCTATCAATCCATCAAGAACCGAGATTGCACCCATTATTTGATGCAACTGAGCCTCAACTTGCTTCTGCTGTTCTTTAAGGTTGGTTGCTGCTTCCTTTAGGTTTGCCATTGTTTTCTCCTATTTGACTTTTATATGTCCCAACTCACTTTCAGAAATTGGGATTATTAACTATTAGCATCATCCGACTCTACATCGCCATCCGACTCTATATCTTTCATTGCAACTATATCCGCATTTAGAACAACCTCATCTTTATCAGCAGGAATTGAAGTAATATCAGGGTCAGCAGTCATACGGCTTACCTCTTCTTCGTAAATTTGGTCTATTGCAATTCTTGCTCTATTTTTCAAAGCATTATCTACCCAATCTTGAATAGACTCCGTAATATATTCCATTGCCTTTTTTTCTGTGTCAGTTAAAATAACTGTATATTCATTTGCCATTAGTTTCTCCTTACTTTAGCCTAAAAAATGCCCTGTAAACATAGACTCATTATGTCGTGTGTAGCTTGAATCATTTTGACTATAAGTGGTAACGCACACATAATCATTTTGAGCCAAATAATAAGTCCCCGAAACAGATAATGTCTGATAGTTCGTACTCATTCCATTCCCTACAATAGCGTGAAGACCTTTTTTATGCGGGTCGGCAGATGTCGTATTTTTTATTATTGCAAGCCTTACATAAGTACCCGAAAATGAATCTATTCTTTGGTTTGCTGAAAAAAAGTAATACCCCGAAACGGGCGCAGTAAATTTGTATGTACTTGTGCTAAAATGATTGCCATTATTATGGCAATGGTTTCCCGAGGAGACATCATTAAAGCGCGCAATAGTCCAACTTGTACCCGCCGTATGGCTCTGCCCCTTTGCTTTGAATGATATAAGGTTTGGTTGGGTTATTCTTCCTGTTGTTGTGTCATTCGCATCGCTCCTCAAAAAAGAAGATGCCTGTATTCCATCCAACTTATCAGCATCTAATCCAGAACCTGAACCGTCGTTTCCTGTGTGCCAAACTTCATTAGTTCCAACATAAAAACCACTATTGCCAGAGGTTTGGTCAATAATAACGGCAGTTGATGATTCAGTTGAATCAAAGTGAAAACTATTGCCAGCACTATTTGAGCTTCCGTCAGCGTGATGGTACTCTAAACGACCTTTTTGTGCTTGACCATTATTATCTGAAAATTCAATAGTTGCTGAGCTTGCATTTGTAGTGTTATAAATTTTTAAGTTTATTCCATCTGAACTAGCTCTGCTTAGTGTTAATACACCTGATGATGTATCGTTAGCATCAGACCTTAAGAAACTTGCAGCTTGAATACCATCAAGAGTATCAGCATCTAGACCTGACCCCGCGCCATCGTTACCTTCGTTCCAAACAGTGTTGTTATTTACAAGAAGCTCCTTGTTGAAGTAAAAGTTAGGGCGGTCAGTGTAGATGTGAGCATGGCTGGTATTAGCTGGTCCGAACTCAATATAGCCAGAGGAAGTAGACGACTTTATGCCGTCCCAGCTGCTACGGTCCAACCCTGTATGCCCATGGTCGGCAGTGGCATAGTAAGAACCATGCTGTCCATCTAATAAGTCTGCATCTAAACCTGAACCAGTTCCGTCATTTCTTGAGTGCCAAACTTCACCAAAATTACTACTATGTCTAACATACAGGGCAGTATTAGTTGTTGCATCTGCTGTACCTTCTCCACCACCTCTTAAATAGAAATTATCATTTTGAAAATAAATTCTTCCATTAGTTAAAGCTGAATTAGCATAATCTGTAAAGGCTAATCCACCATATATAAATGATTTATATGAAGAAGTTGACCCATAAGAATTTGTTCCCGTGAATGTTAAATTGCCTGATGCTGTATCAGTTGCATCAGACCTTAAGAAAGATGCAGAAGAGATGCCATCTAATAGGTCAGCATCTAATCCAGAACCAGAGCCATCAACTGTTTTAATTAAGTCTAGTAGTTCATTGGCGGTATCCGCACTTGCCCCTAAATCGATATTGTCTAGCTTGGTACCGTCAGAGGCTACATCTCTTCCGTCTACTGTACCTGAAACACTTATATCACCCTTAACATCAAAATCATCCGAAGAATCCCCATAAGCAGTATATCCACTCGTTACGGGATTATCAGCACCATTGTTGCCAGAGTAAGTACTGCTATAATATGTGATAGAGCTACTTCCCTCATAATATCTATTCACCTCTGAATAATAAACACTATTCCACGTATTTGTATTGACCCATATATCGTAATACATTGTTGAACCCGTATCAAGCCTTCCCCACTTTATATTTGAACTTGCGAATCCATTCCCCCAATGGTTGAAAACGTGTAATTTATGACCAATTCCTGAACTGTAGGGATTACTAGACCATGCCTCAAATACAAGTTTTGATTGATAATATCTGTTCTGTAAATGCCACTCAAAATGTGCATGGTCGTATGCTGTTGGAACTTCAATCCTACACAATTTAGCCCATCTTGCAGACCCACTGTTACTTGCGCCAAAATATGTATTTATTTTTTGTCTATATTCAGTATCGTGGTCATGTGCAGTTGGGGTTCTCGCATCGCTTAAACGTGAATCGTCACCAGCACAAGCATCTGTTGCCCCCACACCCAAAGGTCTATACCCTGTATTAGTATAGTTTCCTGAGTGAAGATTAGTAGCGCCTTGGTCAGTAGTCCAATCAATATGCTCATTGGCAGTTACACCACTTAAACTATCATGCGAAAAATCAGAGGATGTATAGGTGGTATCCGTAGATGCAATACTTAATTCTGTGCCACTTGTTCTTGTAACTGTAACATTAGTTCCCCCTGTAATAGTAATATCATCATTACTACCAGAAGAAGGGTCTAATCGTATTGCAGTAGTTGAAGCAGGAACGAGTAAATCATAAGTTGTATCAGTATTAGTAGTATAGCTGGGTGTAGCCCAAACAGCCGTTCCACTCGCACTATACTTTAGAAATTTACCAGCAGAACCACCAGTTGGTATGTGTTTATTTCCCGCTGTAGTAGGATGGGTATAATGACTCAAATCTGTTATATCAGATTCACTATGGGTATGGCTCGCAGCAGCAAGCCCAGCTTCTGATGCAGACTGATTTATGTATTTACTTGACGTAGAATCGTAGGCAATAATATCATTATCGTCTACAGACGTAATAGTGGTGTCAGAAAGACCTGAAAGTGAAGTGCCAATAGTTGCCCAAGAAATAGCACCATTTCCATCGGTTTGCAATACCTGTTCTACAGTCCCATCGCTTGTGGGAAGGGTAAAGGCGTTATTTACATTAAGGTTGGATACGACTACCTCTCCGCTCCCATTCGGAGAAAGGGTTATGTTTCCGTTCGTATCTTCTGAGGAAATTGTATTTCCATCAAACTTAAGATTATCTACTTGAGCCGCTCCGGAGCTCAGCTTTAGTGCGGAAGTCGCACCCCCGCCCCCCTCAACAACCCTTAGTGTACTATCAATGCCGGCATTATCGGATGATGAATCTATTTTAAGGGCATCCTTATAGGTGTTTTTTACTTTCTTTCCGGTAAAAATACCCATTAGCCCATCTCATCCCATTTTCTGTCTATTTCATCCCAGTCGAGTCCTATCTTCTCCCAGATATAATCATATATGTTTTTAATAAATTGTATTACAGATGCGGAAAACTGGGGAAACATTATTTTATCGCCACTATATCTTCTGCTGTTGTGCTTGTCGAGTATGCTCTGTAAAACTTGATTGGCACAAACTGACCGGATGCAAGATTCTTCAGAGTAAGGTCACTGCCATTACCGCTTCCCCCAGTATTTATTCTTAGGTCTCCACCAGTTCCGACATATAAAGCATAATACGGGCTTCCGCTCAGGTCTCCGGAATCTGATAATCCTCCACCACCGCCGTTGAAATTAATCTCAAGACCGTCTGAATAAACCATCGTGTCTAAGTTTGTCTTAATATCAGAAGAGTTAGCTTCCGTCATATTTAGGTTTCCCGCAGTTGACTGAGCAACAGTAAAGCTTCCAGACCCAGCGTCCGCTGTAACTGTTCCTTCGACGGTGGCATTGAGGTTCGATGCGGTACTTTGTGCCACTGTAAAGCTTCCAGACCCAGCGTCTGCCGTAACCGTTCCTGAGACTGGTTGGATTGCGGGCCAGAATGTTCCGGTTACAGCTCCGTTAAACCCGCCGCTTGCTATATTTACATCAACCTTGCTTGAATTAATCGCTCCCTCAAGGTCTGTTAGTCCGCTGTTAGACACAGCCATTGTTCCACTCCCGGCATCGGCTGTAACTGTTCCCGAAACCGGCTGAGTGGCTGGGTAAAACGTGCCAGAAACTGGAACTGGATTGCCAGCCGCAACGTCAGAGTCTCCAACCTGAAGGTTAGCATTTGCGTTAAGGTTGTCGTGTGTGTTTTGTGTTATGGTTGTGGTAGGGGCAGAGTTGACATCAACCTGAACGATTCCAGCGTTGTCTGTTTTGATTGCTCGGTTTGTGCCCCCGTCACTACCGTACACCAAAACGTCATCGTTGGAATTATCGAGATTGATTTCAAGCGCTCCGGAATTGATGGTTGCATTGTCAATATCAACCTTTAGAGCATCTTTTGCTGTATTGAGGACGCTGTTTAGCGCCTCTTTTACAGTATATTCTTGTTTAGTGGGTGGTGTTCTATGAGTCATTTTGTTTCCTTCTGCATGCCTTGCCGAGCGTGACTAATCTCATGGGCATGTCAAATCTTCTATTGAAAGTTAACTTTATGTCACCATTCTTAACAAGGTGAATGTTACAAATATGTGTCAGTTCCATTAAATTTTTTTAGTTTCCGAATCGAGACCGCCACGCACTCATTTGTTGTGCAAATTCTATCTTTTCTTTCTCATTGAGAGACTTAATAAAAATTTCTTTTTCATATTTAGAGATTCCGGACATGTAATATCGAGCCATACCGAGGGGTTTTTTCTTAGAGCTATGATAAATATAGTGTCTTTTAATTGAGTCTAAATTGAAAACATCTAAGGGCAACTTATAGTCCTTATGATTCTTATTCCACGCTATAAGCCTTTTCATAGCCTCTTCATGCTTTCCGTCAAGCATCATATCCCGGATTGAAGATATTTCACGCGACATTTTAACGCCCCACTTGGCAGAAGACACCTCTTTCGCCTGAAGGCGCTTCGAGAACTCTCTCATAATTGTTCCGGAGAATACGGAATTAAAAATTTCTCCCCTCTTTCTATTGAAAGCATTTGCCACGCCGTACATTTCCGCATCCGCACCAAACCTATAAACAGTTCCAAGAAGCTTTTCCATGTCTTGCATAATTACTGGGGTAAACGTGAAGTCCATCTGTCCCGCAAACTCCCTCCAATCATCATCCGAATACTCGCTAAGCAATAGAGAATTGCTTACGTCTGTCATAACCCCAATCGAGCCAACCTCTGAAATCCTTGTTATAAATTTATTTGCCATGCTTGACTCTTCTTCGGGGTCATAATCAGAGCTCCCGGATATTCCCTCTTTTATTGCGCTACGAGACCAATGAACAAACTCTCCGCCAAGAACGCCTAATGCGCCGAGTGTTAACATATATCTTATTGGTCTTGTAATTTTCCCAGCACCGCGAGAATCGTTCCACTCCTCAACTATGGTGTCTTTAACCTGCTTTGCTTGCTTGTATCCGAACTTTTTTAGCACCCAAAGATTGGCAAATCTGGGGTCGTTAGCAGTAATCGGCTCTTTAGCAATATTTTTTAGCACGTTCAGGTCTGTAGACATTCTAAACATAAATTCAAGGCGCTGGTCTTTGGTTGGTTTTTTATTAGGGCTGAATCCAAGTCTCTTAAGCTTATTTTCAGCATATTCCCTTTTATTTTTGAAGCGAGAGTTTTTCATCTTATAAAGCTTTGTAAGATATGCGTCGGCAGTAGACGCGGACAAATATGCGTTCCAAGTATTGATTGGAGAAAACATATTAATTGTCAAAGTCCTGTCTACAGCTCTACTGAGCAATCCAGAAGTCTGATGAAACCCGCCAAACAGCATATCATGTGATAACGAATTAACTCCGGACTCCCTAATCATCCTTCTTCTCTTTGCACTTAACACTTTACCCCCACCCTTAATGGTCGTAAAAACACCAAGTTTCGGCATTGTAGAAATAAGTGGCTGAGTAAGGTTGGGAATCTGAGACAGCCCAAAGCCAATCTTATTTAAGATAGTCCACTGTGTAAGCCAATTCATAAATTTCGTTGGTGTTTTACCCCAAGTTCTTGCGGGGTCTCTCCGTATTGTTCCAGTAAATGCTCTATAACTATCCCACAGAATGGTGGGCTCTGACTCATCTTTGTTAAGTCTTGATTCTTTAACAATTCTTTGGGCTATTTCCCCCTTTACTCCAAAATATTCCGCTTCCGCAATTCTTTTGGATGCCCCATAAATATATCTGGATATGATAACCCTGAAGTCTCTCTCATAATATTCTTTCGGGAATCCGAGCTTTCGTGACATCTCAAAATTCGCAAACGGGCTATAAGCATCCCTATACATAAATTTGTTTAACATAATCAGAGCTTCTGCATAGTTGCTTGCAACCCCGGACTCTATCATCTTATCTAAGGCAGTCGAAGTTTCTTTTGCTAATTTTTTATTTTTAATTCTATTTCTTATCAGAAGAATCGCATCTGCTTCTGTAAACGCCGCCTCACTCCCGCTTTCAGAACCTTGCTTTTTCTTTTCAATAATTCTATTCAATTCGGAAGTTTCCAAAAAAATCTTTTCCGAAATTCTTCGGCTCAAAAAACGTGGTAAGTATACCTCTATGCGTCCCGGCATTTCTATGCCAACAGCCTCAGCCATATTGTATATTTGGTCAAATAGTTGTCTAATCTCCGGGGTTTCATTTCTTTCCACCTTATCGGATAGCTCTATAGCCTTCTTTTTTGACAACTTAAACACCCCAAGCCTCTTAAATGCCTCGGTTAATTGCCCATTAATTCTTGCGCTTCTCTGCTGTGCAGATGCGATTCTTCTATACATATCCTTACTCGTGTTTGTATTGAACCTTTTCTCGGCGCTAATAAAAAACTTAAGAGGCTTTTTAATTATTCTAAGTGCTCCACTTACAGTAGACCTCACCATGCCCTCTCGAACTTGGTTTTCTTTTGGAGACTCTACAAGTTTTGTCAAAGAAGACTCGAAGTCCAACATTTCCTGTGGCGTAAAATCCTTAAGAGACTCTTTCCCCGACACCTCTTTCTTAAGTTCCCTGAAGTTCGGGTCTTCAGCCCCGATTTTTTCCGCTATCTCTTTCTGTTTGATATGTATTCTCGCAAGGGCTTTTCTTCTGACCTCTCCGCCATCAAGAGTGCTTGTAAAGTCTTCCAGTTCTTTTACCGTCATGGGCTCTTTGTTTGCAATACCTTCCATGCGATTTATCTCCGGAACAAGCTCTTCAAGGCGTGCCTCAATTTGCTTATCCTTTCTTCCGCCCGCTACCCAGCTCTTATACAAAGCATCGTGTTCTTGTATTAAATATTGATACGCAGAGCTCTCTACCTTACCCAACCTTTTCTTGGTTCTGTTTCTCAGTGCCTTGATTAGAAGATTCAACCCCGGAAGAACCTCCACATTAAGCTCTACACCGCCACGCCTTGCCTCTGTTTCAATCTCGGTCAGCGCCCTGTTGGCATCTTCAAGAGCTCTAAATCTTCTGGAAATCCTTGGGTCGGTCTTCCTTAATAGAGAAATGTTTACTTTGCGACCATGTGCATCTGAATACTCCTTACTGAGCTCATTTAGAGCGTTTCGGTGATGCTCATAGTTTTTCTGTATCAGCTTGTATGCTTTTTTAAGGCTTTTCCCAAAAGAGGCTTTATCCCCCTTGCCCAGTGCCTTCTTAATAACCGGAGACTTAGAAGAAACCCTACGCTTAGAAGCTAATTCGGACTTTGCCTTTAGGTCTGGATATTTGCGCAATACCTTTTCGGGTACTTTTCTCCCAAACGTCACGGCACTCTCTACCTCTTTTTTATGGTCTCCGCTCTTTACCTTTTTGCCCTGAGATTTCATATGTTTTTTATACTCAGCTTCTGTCATCTCGTATGGCATCTTTTCGCCGCTCGGCTTTACATATCCCTTCTCTTGTTTAGACTCAATCTTTCTGCCCGGCTTCAGCGCAACACGCTCCGGAATTGTCCCCTTCTTGGAATATTGAATTATTTCATCAACAAGCCTTGCTTTTGTTTTATACTTCCCGCGACTGGTGTGTAATGGTATTCCAAACTCACGAGCCATCTCTTGAATTTCAGCCCAAGTTCTCGAGGGATATGTCGCCAAAAACTCATGCGACTTTACTGGTTCTGCTACTACATGTTTTGGTTTTCCATATACAATATGGTCGGGAAGCAAGTCTGCTTTTTGCTCCGCAAATGGGCGCTCACTTGGCGGAAGGTATCTTGGATGCGATTTATCGCCCCTATAACCATCAACATCAAACATATTGCTATTATAGTTAGTCCAAGAATTTTGCCCCCTTGTTTCCGTTGTTAGAGCTCTTTGTGCATCTTTGCTAAATAATTTCATATGCTCAACCCAAGCATTTTCTTCCCCCCTCGCACCAAACTCATTTCCCTTTCCAGCATGAGCAAGTATATCGTGGACTGCCCTGAATTTTAGATTAGCTGTAACGCCCTTTGAGTCTTTCGATGCAACCCCCAAAAGCGGGTGGTCTTCGCCACCTGTATAAATTTTTACCCTCTTCTTTAATAAAATATCATTCATCATCTCTATTGATGACTTATACGGCTGTGTTTCTTTCCCATTTTTATCGGTTTTTGGCTTACCGTCCGGCTTCCCATTTTCAGTCCACCACTCTATTTTATATCCCTGCTTGATTAAAAAATCATATTGCTCACCAACCTCTTTAATCATAGCATCGTAAGCATCTTTAACCTCCGGATTGGAGCTGTTGTCTTTCTTTAGTTTGTCATATTCTTCAGCAATTTTGCGGGAATTGTTGATGCTAATATCAACCCTCTCTGACTCCTTATAATCCTCAAGACCAAGCTCGTCTTTATTTTTTTCAGAATATAATTTAGATTTTTCAGATACTTCTTTATTTGGATATGAAAAACCCTCCCTTGTTAAAGTTCTTACCCTATCCTTTTCGATTTGGGTAAGTGGTCTGCCCTCCTTCTCGGCAGTTTGTATTATTTCACTGGCTAACTTCCTTTTTTCTTTTGCGTCCTTGGATACCTCGTCTCCCACTCCGCCTCTGCTAAGTCGTTTTGCTCTGGAGTGCTCTGTGAGGGCTTTGGAATAAAGAAGAGCTTCGTCGTGTCGTCCTTCGGCAACTGCTCTATCCCGAGCTCCTCTAAGAACTTGTCCGTATGTTTCTCCTCCGGAAGATTTGTCTCCTCCGATAAGTTCTGATTCAACTCTTTGTCCTTTCCATTTGAATGGGATTCCTTGTTTTGAAATTTCATTTCCTGTATTCCTTATTTGGTTCTTAAAAGTTTCTCCTCTTTCTCCTATAATATAAACAGTATTTGTAGCGTCATCAAAAGAATAGTTCTCATTATTTTTCTCTATGGACTTTAGCGCCCTTTCCGCCTCTGCCTTAGAATTAAAAGAAATTTGAACTTCGGTATGCTTACCCTTATTGCTTGCCTTAGCTTTAATTACTGAGTGTTGGTAATCTGGGGATAAAGCACCAACAGCCGCACTAAATTCTTTAGATTTGCTCGGGTCTTTAAGAACCACAATGTGACTAACTTCCCTAACAAACCTGCCTGACGCATCTGTGTACCCGCCAATCACATTTTTAGTCTCAGAAACCTCAGTTCCAACAAGTTTCGCAATATTTTTATACTGCTCCAACGCAATCTTAACCTTATTTTTGTTTCTTATTTTTTGGGCTTCTCTGGAATTTTTTACCGGCTCATTGCGATATGGGGCTACCCCAACAATTATTTTTTCCTCACCGCTTTTCAGCTCTACGGGGTCTTTAAGTAATTCCCCCGGCATAGCCCTTGGAACAAGCTCAACATCCTCCATCTTAAAGTTTCTTTTGCCAACCCCCGGTATGTGTGTTCGTACCACCCCGTTAGTCTTAACCCCAAGAACATTTGCAACCTTCCCGCCATGTTTTTCAATACCCGTTATCCTGACCTGACTTCCAGTGGTTATCTCTTCTGAGGATATTCCCTTACCCTCGGTAAGAAGCTTCCTTTCGGTTTCTTCTCTTACCTGTTCTTTGGTTTTTACCTCAGACTTTGCACCTTTTCCACCAAACGGAAGAACAATATCTCCCGGAACTCCGGGCTCAATTATATTACCCCTGCTGTCAACCCTTTCTGGTGAAATGATTTCCCCAGCCTCTGCCTTCTCTACTATTTTTCCACGAGGACTTCTCTTTTCGGCTGAGGCAACGCCAGACGGTATAAAAGCATCAAAGGCTTTAATTTCAGCTTGGAGGCTTTGAATCCTTGCCTCTACTATATCAGCTTCTTTGGTATTCCCAGATTCCCTTAAAACCTCCCATTTCTTAAATAGGTCATTACTTTCTTTTTGAAGCTTTCCTCTCTCTGTAGCTATTTCTTCTACGTTTGTTTTGCCCTCAAGCTCTATTTCAGTCTTTCGCGATGGCTCATATGTATCCTTTTTCTCACCAGTTGCTTCTTCTCCGGTCTTTTCCTTGGCAATTTCTCTGGCTGTCTTTAGAGAGCTCTCTTTGCTGGGCTTTTTATAGGCTGATTCAGCCTGTTTCATAAGCTCAAGAGAGACCCTTACCGGTAATTCATCTATTTGGTATACCTTTTCGGCAAGCTCCTTAGCCTTCATTTTTGCTTCTGGCATGGCGAGCGTATTAAAATAGTGCATCATTGTAAGCAACACACCGGACTTAAGGGCTTCCTTTTTCTTTTCTTCTTCAGTGCCCTCTGTGCCGGTATATCCTGTATAATACCCTACGCCAAACAATGAGCCGTAACTTGGAATTGCTCCCTTAAAGCTTCCGGACACCCCAAACAAAAGCCCATGCAACGAGGACTCTGGAACTTTACTCAACCTCTCTTTAAGAGCGTTTAGCAACCCCTCTTCAAAGTCTCCTCCATATTCTCCCCCGTATTCCTTATCTCCGGGGTGATATTCAAGCACATTGTGCAGATTGAAGTCTAATATAGACTTCCCAACCCTTGCCGCTGTTCGGGCTTTCCAGCCGCCTGACTGAGCGGCGGTCAAAATCAATCTTCCCCCAGATGTCATTGCAAGACCTGACGATGAAAGTAACCCAACACCTGCAAACTGAGTAACTATTTGACCAAGCCCTAAAATATCTTCTGTGCCTATTTTATTAGCACCAAGAATCCTTAAACCCGGAGAAATATGCTCATTGAAATATTGCGAAGCACCCGGAGAAAGCCCCCACTCATTCATACCTGTTAGTTCATTGGTATAGCCACCAATGATAGGAGCTCCGCCAACAGCCTTATTTATTGACCTCTTAAAGTTCCCCGTTATCGTCCCAAACTTATCATAAATCTCTTTTTGGTGAGATAGCTCAGTATATGCCAAGTTCTCCGGAGTCCCCGGAATAAAAACAGCCGGAGCTCTATCCCCCAAAGCTTCATAATATGAAGCCATAGTAGCATCTGTAACTGGCTTTAATCTTTGTCCAACTCCGCCAACATCAAAAATTGGGCTTGAACCCCAGTCCGGAACATTAACCCCAACATCCTCAAAAGATTCAACATTCATCATTGTTGGAGGCGGAGCGCTTGGGTCAAAGTATCCGCTTGCGGCAAGATTATTCGGGTCAAAAAACGGTGCGGGCATCTGCGTTTCGCCCTCGCCACCAGACTCTATTCTTTCGATTTCTGCATCAAGAATTTTATCCGGCTGTTCCCTTTCCCCGGCAGAATCAATCTCTATTTGAGCCAAATTGCTTTTTATCTCATTGGTGTAATTATTTATAACTGTGGAATCAGAAGAACCGGAGTAGACTTCCGCAAACTTACGCGGGTCTTTTCCAGACTTTTCCCAAAGGTCTCCAGCCACATCATACAGGGCAAGCAAACCGCTTGCTGGGTCTTCAAAAAAGGCGTGGTTTCTTGACGCGCCAAAATCATCTACATATTCCTCTCCAATTTTTGCCCCATATCTTTGAGCCACAGAATCAGAATATTGGATATTTCCGGGATTGTTATGGCGGGTAGACACATCTCCGGATTCAAAAGTAGATATTGCCCCAACTACAGCATCAAGCTCTTTATCAAGGTCTCCTGCATCTTTCGGGGCTGGAGCGGCTGACACGCTTTTGGCATTGGGGTTCTTCCTTAAAAAATCTCCCTCAATGCTCTGGGGTATAGTATAGTTTTTATCCCCAACCCTATACTTTACAGACTTTATCTTTACCGCATCAGGATATTTCTCCAAGAAATCATTGATACGCTCATCTGGGATGTTATATTTTTTTTCACCAACAGAAAAAAGCTGTGACATTATTTATCTGTTCTGAATTGTTCAAACTCATCATCCTCACCACTTCTACCGAAGAAGTCCGAAAATTTATCAAACATCCAAGCCCTTTCTTCGGCAGTCTCGGCGTTATTGTAATCTTCCATAAGCTTATTAAAAAACTCTATTTCTGATATACTCTCAGGGGATGTTGCCGATATAATATCGTCCTCCGTATAGCCTCTATCCATTGCCTCCTCCCAAGTCATTGACACCGCACTGCCGTCCTCCGTCAATACATTATAAAGCTTTGGTTTGAGCGCTTTTTGCTTAACTTTTTCTCTCTTAATCTCCTCCCCCGAAGCGTTGTACTCAACCTTCCACTCCTTATTGTCTTCGTCCATCTCATAGTCTACTTTTGCTACTTGGTTTGCGCCTGACCCTTTAGAGTGCTCTTCCCTACTAATTTCTTTTCTAATTGGCTTGCCAAATTCTGATGTAAATTCATGGTGTGTTACCTTGAATTTTTTACCAAAATCAGGATTATTCGACCCATCCCATAGGGTTTCATTATCATCTGTCTCGTAGGTAATAACCTCCTTATATTCAGGTTCTTCAGGCTCTTCTTCTTTTGGCAAAAATCCTTTTAGAAGCTCCACCGTATTATTTTTAGCATCAATTCGATACAAGTTCCCATCATGCTCGCGAATCGTCCAATCTGGCTTAGCTTCTTCGTAATACTTATCACGCTCTTCAGCCTGATGCGTAAGATATTTGGAAAGCAATCCGGTTAAAAGATTTGCATTAAACACTTTCTCTCGATACGCCATTAGCTATACTCCAGCTTCCCTGTCCTAAGTCCAAAAATTTCATCCTCAATAGCCTCGAACTCTTTTGTTCTCGACCTTGCAAGCTCAAGCAGGGATTTATACTCATTCAAATTAATTCTATTGATGTCGCTATCAATCCCAATCTCATCAAGGGCAAGCTTTTTACCTCCCCTTAAAATATCCTGTAGTCCAAGGTCTGCTAATTCTTCCTGCCTACCATATGTATTCATGGTTTCGTCCATTTTAGCAGTCCTCGTTGATTCATCGAGATTGGATAGAAACTTATCTGATGCACTAACCAGATTCCCCCTTGTCGACTCTTTTACATCGGATTCCATCGGAATCTTGTAAGACTCATTAATAAACTGGGCAAGCGCTGTGTTTTTGCTGTCTTCTATGCCCTCTTTTTCAAGCGCTATCTTTTTCTGCTCGCCCTTAAGCTCATCCTGTTGTAGCGCCAAGGTGTGACGAGCTTGTTCTGCGTCAAACCTATCGAGAGCAAACATGTCTTTTGTTAATTCATCGAGACCCTTGAAATAATCAGCGATTCCCCCGCGCCTTTTTTGAACCCTGCCAATTTGCTGGTTAATCAAGCCACCGGCTTCGTTAGCAGTATGGTGTCCTGAAGTATCCCCAAAGATGCCCCATTGACCGGAGGCTGGATGCCAAGTATTATTTACGCCCGCGTCTTTTCCCATCAGTCTAACTCATATTCCATTTTGTATTGGATTGTCTTAAATCCGAACCTTTTCTCAAATGCCTTTGGGCTTCTCTTTGTTATAAACTGAATCTTTTTACACCCAAGAACCTTTGCCATTGCCTTAATCACTTTCCAATGCCTATTAACATTCTTTTCTCCATAAGCGGCATCAATCCAAAAAACGTCATCAAATACATCGTACTCAGCCCATGCGGAGTCCTCCGGAGATTCATATATTCTGTATTTATGTTTATTATCAGTCCAAGCGAGAACATCGTCTCCAGATTTCTCCATATACCTTTTAATTGTATCTAATTGTGTTTTAGAAAGACTCATCTCATATACCTACTAAAACTTGGCTTTTTCTTATCTTTGGAAAACATATTATAAAGCGATGTTAGAGCCGCGATGGACCATCTGCTAATAGGCTCTGGGTTTGCTAAGTTAGCAGTAGCAATGGCTGAGCTTGCCCTCTGAGTTCCGGTTTTATTTTTATTAAATATATCCTTTGCTGTCATTGCATTCCCAGCCGCCCCGGCAACCTTTCCTGCTTTCCCAAGAGCGCTTGCCTTTTTAACCCCCTCGGTAGTTGCTTTTCCTCCTGCTTTCCCAACAGCATCTCCTGCTTTCCCAAGAGCGCTTGCCTTTTTAGCCCCCTCGGTAGTTGCTTTTTTTCCTGCCTTTTCCAATGCTTCTTTTTTCATTTTCTGATATTTCTTAGCTGAAGCAATCTGTTCCTTCGATATATCCTTACCCTTCATGCTTTGAAAGAATTTCTTATCTGCTGGGTCTCCGCCCCACGCCTCAATCATTGAGGTTCTGGCTTCTTCAACCGGGTCTGCGCCCCATTCCCGATTCCCGGGAACTTTTTGGCTCACAACCTTTGGCTTTACTACAGCAGGAGAAGTGCTATCGGCAAACGGATTGTTAATCATTTCTCTCGCATGCCCAAGTATTCCTTTGGCAGACTTTCCAGATTCAGACATCCTTCCAACACCCTTTTCCATGAACTCGCCGGTAATCTTCGGGTCTTCTGTCACAAACTTCATAAATCCGCCCTTGTAGCCCCCAGCTTTAGACATATCCCATTCTTTTACAGCTTTATTGATGTCTAAAACCGCCCCTCCGCCGGCTTCAATAGCATTAAAGCGCTGTTTATCTTCTTCAAGCGCTTGGTTTTTAAGAACAGCAAGCCTTCTGAGAAGAGCATCACTGCTCGCCCCCTCCTCAGAATACGCCCCCTCGACTAATGTATCCGGAGACACCCTTCCGCCATATTCGTATTTTTTAACCAAGCCACCATGTTCAAATCCGGGGACTCCTATAGCCTTAAGTGCCTCCGATGGCGAAACCCCCAAAAGCTTTCCAAGTGATTTCTGCTGATTTTTATTTAGCACAACCTCCCCCTCGGAGAGCAATGCTGGTATATTGTCTGCCATTATGGTAATCCTCGCCTTAGTCTTATGTGGTACACCATATCTCCAACCCTCACAAACTGAAACAAACCCTTTCCGGGGACTGCTCGTATCTGCGGCATTCCTTCTTTCATCTCCGAAATCGTCGGAGAACCTATTTTTATAGGAACTTTACTTGTGGACATCATTGGTGATTCGTTGTTAGCCATTATTTAATATATTTTGCTCGGTAAACGATTGACATGTCATTAAGCTCAAATAGCCTGTTTGCAGTTCCGCTTATCTTAAGCTGAATGCTTTTAGCATTGTTTATTGATGCGCTCGGTATGAGTTCTGCAACAACCTGATTCCCGGTAGTGTCGTTTAGATTGCTGTCAAACTGCAACCAAGAACCAGTGCCGTCCAGCTTATACTCTACATCGAGAGCTTGTGCTGAGCCGCCAGTGTAGGTTACGTAAACCTTATAAATCTTTTTCCTTATAGCCGGTTCTCCAAAATCATAATCTTTTGTCGTTATATCTACATTAGATATTGTAGCTGTTTGATGGGTGCTTGGGTCGTCATCCCAATATTTGAACCGAATACCCGAATTTGTATACGCGGTAAATAAATCTCCGTTATGATTTACTGCAAAATTCGACCTTTTTCCAGACTGAAGCATTCCGCTTGAAAACGTCCAAGCCCCTGTAACCATATCATAGATATAGGCATCTCCGGAAGCACCAGAACTTATAATAATATGTCGCTTCTTTGGGGCAAACCCCACTGCATGCTCATCTGTGTCAAAAAATGAAGACCAAGTGGACTCCTTTATTACTCTTTCTCCGCCCTTTTCAAGTAAGTTTAGCACATTTTTACCGTCATAGATATAAACCCCCATTGAATTTGCCCAGACACAACCATAATCCGTTTGGAATGCCCCGCTCGTTTGATGGATGCCTTTATGCTTATGATAGGACTCAACCATTTCGCTTCCACCCTCCACTCTTATGATATACAAAGAGTGCTCCTTAAATACTAAAAGCTTATCAGAGTAACTCAGCAGAGCCATGATTTCGTCCCCGTCTCTAACTTCTATATCCAACCTGCTGTAAGATGGGAATGTATCATATCTACCCGGTCTTGACTTAAATACCGAATCACTATAGGTCTTCTCAACCCCGTTCTTATCTTTTACAAGAACATTCCCAATAAAGGCAACCCTGTTAATAATTGTAGCCGCACGCCATCTCATCTCGTTAATTGCAGTTCTTTCTTCAAGATACGGCTTACCATAGTTTGGAGATGAATGCAAATATCCATCGTGATGTCCGCCCGGTAGTTTTAGTGCATAGTTTGGCATTATTTTGCTATCACGTCAATCCAATCGTTAACATGAGCTCCACTTTCGTCGTTACCTCCAGCGCCTTGCCCACCGGGGCTATGACCACCAGAGCCTCCTCCGCCGGGGTCTGATTTCTCTGGAGCTTCAAAAACTCTTCTTTCATATTTTTGCGACTGCTCTGCTGGATTCGCTCCAGAAGTAATCGTTTTTGCTGATTGTGTGGCTGTGGAAATGGGAAAATAGTTCTTATCCATAAGCGTTGCCTTAAAGTGGTAGTCCCCAGTAACTGCCGGATTTACAACATCTGCCTGAATTGTTGTGTCTTCACCAAGAGAATCTACTGTTTTATAAACAGGGTCAAGAAAAAAGCCCTCAACTTTTAGAATAACTGGTTTTCCCTGAATATCATTTGTTGTTTGCCCAGCAACATTCGCACTAAAGGTGGTTGTAGCCCCAGCAACAAGAGACGCGGGCTGGCTGGCTTCAATGGAAAATGTTCCTGAGTAAATACCCTTTGCTTTATCCGTATCATTATACCACTCCCACGTTTCTTCTCCTCCATCGAGGACATCAACATAGTCTAATAAAAACCACATTTCATTTCCGGTTTCACGCCAATAAATATTATATCCAATAATCCTATCATCTGCTGATGTACCCGCCGCAGGTGTTGTTGGCTCAGTGCTCTTAAAACCATGCGTAATATACACCTGAAGCATAAGTTTCTCATTTGCCATGCCAATCTCTCCGGGGACTTCAGAAATACCAGACTCCTGACCCCCAACATAAACGGGAGATATACCAAACCTGTATGTACCCTTCCATCCACCCTGTTCTCCCCTCCAATAAGCAAGAGTTATTTTCCCCGCAGTAGTTCCTATTGCAGTTCCATTTGGATTCTCAGAAGAAGAGTCATCAAGCGCAAGTGTTACGTTATGCTCATCAAGAGTATCAAGATTTCCGGAATAATTGACCGCATAGTGTTCTATATCCCGTCTCGCATTTCCGCTTGAATCCTGAAAGAGCGATAATCTAACATACCCCATCCACATTACAGAATAATCGTGGTCTCCGCACGCCCTAATAACCCCGTCTCCAACATAAAACATCGGAGTATTATTTGTCGTTGCTTGATATGTCGCCTGAGTCCAAGCAGATAAAGACGATTCATACAAAATTATATCTCCAGCACCACCAGACCCATCATAGTCGCCATTATTAAAAATGGCTACCACATGATTCCTCGTCAATGTTGAAGATGTATTTCTATCATCACTAAAGGCAAAAAGACCATATCCATGATTCGGTAACGCCGGAGAATTAGCAGTAATTGCGGAAGGCATATCTGTAGTCCCATTCTCACCTCCCATAATCCTAATCTTTCCCCCATAATCAACCATTACATTTGTAAGGGCTACAAATTCATTGTCTTTTATATCTCTCGCATTTGAGGACTCATTTATTCCTCCGCTGAAATCGCTGATATTGAAGGTTCTCTTAGGCATTATCTCTTGCCCCTTTCGGGTGCTTGCTTAGACCTGTCCATGCCAATTAATACCTGCAACCCTGACTTATATTCATCAGCAAGTTTGGCAAACTGCTGTTCATACCAACCATATTTCGTTACTTGCTTTTGGATTTTCGCTCCGAAGCTCTGAACATCTCCTGAGTATTTTGCTATAATTGATTGATTGTTTTGAGACACACGCTGGTATTCCGCCGTATATTTTTTAATTCCGGAATTAAATGTTTCTAAATTTTTTGAAAGGTCGCTTTTGAACCTTTCGGACTCAGTCTGAAGGTCTGCCTGATATTTACTGACATCATACCCGGTTTCGTGCTGATACGTTTGAATAGCTTTTTGAATCTCTTGTTGGTATACCTTAAAACTTGACTCAAAAGTAGTCATGTTGTTTTTAATATTTGCTTGATACTCCTGAAGCTCAGTCTGTCTTTTAATCTCAAACAGCTTAATATCCTTTTCCAGATTAGATTGATACTCCTGAACCTCTTTATTTACCGAAGCTTGGTATTCCTGCACCTGAGCTGAATACTTTTGAATCAACTGCGCGTCATCTCTCGACGATAATTCCGAGTTTTGAATAGCCTTTTTAAGCTCAGCCTGATATTCAGCATTTTCTTTATTAAACTCATTTAGTTCATTTTCAATATCTGCACGATGTTCCTGAATTTCGTGGCTCAGCCTACCAAGCTGTCCCTGTGCCAGCTCAACATCTTCTTCGGTCTCAAGAAATGTTTCTAATTGCTCAATATCGAAAGTTTTCGATGGCGCTGAGTACGACGGGGCGGTGGCGCTAAAAGAAACAGATTGACTGGATATTGACGGCGAAGACGGCGCAGATGACGTTATGCTCAATCCACTTATGCTTGGCGCAGATGTGAGCGACAAGCTCGGAGCAACATATGAGGGGCTACTTGGAACTCCTGAAAAATCAATATTAGGTGCCGCTAAGGAGGACGGCGCTGAAAACGGACTTGGGGCTACATATGTTGGAAGCGTCTCTGACATGGTATCCAGCGAAGGCGATGAAACGTCCGCAGGAAGGCTTGTCATCATATCAGACATCATCCTTTGCAAGCACCTCATAGACGTTTTTACAACAACAAGGTCTTCCGCTTCGTTTGGGAAATTTGGTATTCCCTTAAATCCATGAGCAACTGTGGGGTACGGCATAACTGTAACTGAAAGCTTCTCTGTAGCCGTAGGGTCTGGCTTTACCGTCGCAACTCCGCCCTTGATATAATAAACGGGTGATGTTTTGGACGGCTCAAACATTGAACCGCTCGACACAGTAACCTGATTCGCCATTCCATATCCAACCTCTTTACACTCGTATCCATCCCGTGTAATTCCAAGTAGTTTATTTTCCTTCAAGTCGTAGGTTAAATTAGTAGCACTACTTGTATCTGGGTTGTGATTGCTTGCGTTCCTAATCAGCTTCTCTTTTGGAAGAATATCAATTATTTCACGAGCAGATGCGGTAAGCCAATCTGTAAGAGCGGTATTGTCCGTCGGGGACAGCGCCCCGACAATATCTTCAACCCTCGTCTTAAAATCTGATAATGTTATCGGCATATTTCACCAAAAAGGAGAAGGGAGAGCTTCTTACTACCAAAAATAACCCTATTTTCGTTAACCCAGAAATTCTGAGATTTAAGACAGTAATAACTCCCCCAGTTCTTCATTAAATAAACTCCTGCAATGGAAGGTTTAAGAGATACGGGAATGCCTCTCTGCTTCTATCCGTATCCAAATAATTCTTTTCAATAATAAGGGCTATCCCGTTGTGCCCCGATGACAACTGTAGGTTTCCATTTAGAGCAAGAATATGCGCAACAGAATAGTGTATTGCCGCCGGAATAAGCTGGTCTGGCAGGTCTATTCTGCTGGTATCATCCACCTTTGCTGTAGGCAGTGAATAGTAGTAAACCTTAAGCGTCTTACCGGCATCCACATTTTTATTAAACATTATTTTTGTATCATCTTTTTGCCATGTCCCACCGGAAGTGTATGCAACGTTGTAGGATGAACCGTCAATCGGAATAGTAAATGTATTTGCTCCGGTTGATGTAACAGCGTGTCTAACGCTGTTTACTTCAGATGAAGATGTTGAAGATGATAATAAACCTGCAATCCCAGAAATAATTACATGGTCTCCGGTTGAGAGCTCATGACCGTTGGATGTAATCGCAATCGGATTTGCGGATGTTGCCGCAGTAATACTGCCACTTAGTCTGTCGTCTTTTTTGAAATAGTACCCCAGTTGTGCAACATCGTCATCATCAATGTTGTCCCCAAGAGAACCCTCCGGTACAAAGGGGATTAACTTATCGTCGTAAGTAACTCTGTATATCGAATTGGTAACGTCAGAGTTTGTAAAAGTAAATTCTTTTGTTTTTGTTGTTGTAAATGTTTCGGATGCCTCATTCCTGACAACCCTTTGGGCTATTTGCTTTATATTTTCATCAAAAAATGTAGACTTTAGCTTCTCCGTCACCGGAAAAGATATGTCGTGAGCCATCAGCCCAGCTTCTATTAATTCGTATGCTTCTCTGTATCTCATTACTTACTTTCAAAATCAAACTGAGAGAGGGGCTGATTTAACAGCCCCATAACTCAGATTCCATTCAACTCGCCTTAGACAAGTTTCATAATGGCATGTGTCTGTTCGTTCCGGACTTCCGGGCCGACTTCTACAAGCCACTCATCTGTCTGACCGTCAGAACCATCTTTTACGATGTCCCTGCGAAGCTGGAAGTCGGATTGCGCAAGCGCTCTTACGTCAAAGTTTGACGGGTCAATCGCAATAGCGTAATCCTCATACAAGCCGTTTAACAGTGGATGCGATATGAAATCAAGCTGTCCAACCGGGCCCATAAATGATGTAACCCGAAGTCCTGCTTTTTCATCTTCCCCCATCATAGCGTTCAAAACGCTGGATGTGTTATCACGAACCATAGCAACCAGTTTCCGCATCCATTTGTTAGATGCGAACACTGTTTTGGTCATTGAACCATTAAGCTGGTCTTGGAAGATATATTCTACAACAGCATCCATGTCGTCAAGAGTACCGGATGAGTAATTAAGCTGGAGATTTGTACTGGTATCGCCGTTATTTGTCTTAATAGAGCCAGCTCCGGAAGCATTAACTCCGAATCCCTGAAACGTCCGTCTCGGGTTTTCGGAACTTGCATCCAGCGCAATAGCACCTTGGGACAACAGCGCCCATTCAACATCAACTTTAATTTTAGCCAGTTTACGTGCTTGTAAACGTGCCAATTCCGGCCCGCCGTATTGTTTCGACACTCTTGCGGTACGCGTAATCGTGTATGGTTCGCGGAAAATCTGTGTGCAGTTTTTCAGTCTGCGCACTTTTTTCCGGGATTCCTTGGACACGCCAGCACCTTCTTTGAACCCACTCAACGCATGAACGCTAAAAACGTCATTGTTTGTTAGGTTTGAAGAAGTTGCATTGTAACCAATAACGCTACTTAAGCTACCGGACTGCGCCTGACCAATATATTCCAACTTCAGTGTTCCTGCGGTGGAAGCTTGGCTTAAAATAGCAGTGGTGCTTAGATGCTGGTCATAAGTTACAGTGGTATGCCCGTCAGAGTCTGTGCTTGACGCATCAAAACCCACAAGCTGAACCGTTTTATGGTCTGCGCTTGCGTGGTCAATGGACTCGCCAATGCCAACACACATATAGTGTGTCATGCTCTGAAGGTTTACTCCTCCGGTTTTGCTTGCGGCATATACGCCACCAAGCTCGAAAGCTTCAACCTGCGCCTGTCGGTTCAAGAAAAGAACCGAACCGGTGTCATTCACACCAGAAGTGGCGAGGTTTCCGATTTCAGAACCGGATGAATCCACATCAACTACGATACTACGCTTGAGCATGTACTCGTCTTCCATCCATTCAAAGATGGGAACGGGCGTTACTCTTGAGCCTCCTCTTCCACTAATGGACAGGATGGGAGTCATACTTGGATTGTAATAGTGGATTTTCGGCCCAAGTTCTAATACCTGACGCTGTGAAGCATCGGTAAACTGGGTTGCCGTTCCACCACCGTATGTTACTGCCATGAGAGAATACTCCTAATGTAGTTTATGTTCTCGAATGCTCCATAATTCCTCCCCAAAACTCGTCTACCTCCTGCGACTCGGAGGATTTAGCCGGGGCACTTGCTCCCGTTACGGAAGCGGCGGATGTTTGTTTATCCTTGCGCTTTGGCTTTTGCTCTCCACTTGAGGTTTGAGTCGTTTCCGGGGTGGAATTTCCGTGCTGGTCTTTGAGAATCTTGTAAACTTTTACAAGGTTCTCGTTTGTTACGTTACTCGGGTCATTCATAAAATCGTAATAACCTACGATTTCATTATCATCAAGCCCGAGGTTTCGCAACTCACGGTATTCGGCTCGCAGTTCTTCCTGCTTTGCCATTTCAGACTTAAACTCGTTTACCATTTTCTGGGCTTCTAATTTGCCCTGACTAACGAGGTATTCGTCTTTTTTCATTCGCCATTCATAAGAAGAAGTCCCTTCTATGGCTTCATCGAGAATGTCATAGTCGTCCGGCTTTTGCGGTGGACTTGATAATGATTCCCGATGTTCGACCTCTTTAATGAGACCCTTAACAACCTCGGGGTTTTTACCAAGCCACGTATCGAGCTCATCAAGCTGTTCATACCGAGAATCTTTCTCTGATAGGGCATTTTCTGCCTTCTGAGAGCGACCTTGAATCTCTTTGTATGATTTAGCAAGATTTGCCACTCCTTCTTCGTCGTTCCTGAACTTATTCTCAATCAACCATTCTACGGTTTCTTCTTCATTCGGCTGTTCCGTTGTTCCAGCACCTTCATTGTCGTCGGACTGCTTTTCGGCAACCTGAGCTTCTTCTTCCTGAGAAGATTCTTCGGAAGAGCCTTCGTTAAACTCTGAAAGAGTATCAACAAGGTTATCTTCGGTCATTAAAGCCTGTCCGTCTTTGACATCACTCACAGCGATGCTCCTTTCGTTTGAGTTATCCAAGCGCTATGCACTCGGAGCTCCTTTATCTGAGTTAATCGCACTAATTGCAGAGCCGACATCATCCGCAAGTTTGCGGGTTTTGTCTCTCTGCCTTTCTTGTTCCAGTTTGGAAGTTGCTTTGACATTGCTGACGGCTTGCGCCACCGGCTTTGTAGCATTTGCAAGTTCCGCACGCATATTTGCGTGGAACAATTCTCTTTCACGGGTTTGAATATCGCCCTGCATGGACTTGAGCTGTTCCGTGAGTTGCTCAACCTGTGAACGGAGGTTCTGAATTTCGCTCATCCTCTGAAGGAGTGATGTCTTATCTATGTTTCCTTCAAGGTTCATTATCACCTCTGTCCGGTCATAAATACCGGCGTTGAGCAGTGAAATATCTTTCTGAAGTTTTGCCATCGGTGTCTTAGCTCTTGTAGAGCCTATTACAACACGAATGTCAACTTTGCTTGATACCATATCATACATTCTTTTGACCATGCCGGACTTATCATCAACAACAGGAATGTTCAGCATCAATTCTGACTCTTCGCCGGTTGGAGATACAATTCGCAATGACCGTTGCTGGTCGTACACATATGGTATCCATTCTACAGCCGACTTTCCGGCATGGGTAAGCATGTCGTAAATCGGCAAAATCTTCCAATTCTGTTTTCGGGATGAGGCTTCGTCAATAATTTGAGCTTCTCCAACCGTTCCCGGAGCACCCGACGGATTTCCCTGCTGAAATTTATAAGCACCAAAAATCGTCTCAATGTCGGTCTCATATCTCCCCTTCTCGTTGTAGAGCTGAGAGCTCACAGCCGGGGGGACAAATTCTTTTATCTTATTCTCTCTTAACGCCCCGGGATTTGCTCTCACAATAGCATTGGGGATTGCCCACTTCGCAAGCTCATTGGGGTCTATCGCACCATCTTCTACAACAAGCTTGAAGTTTGCGGTGGAAGATGTATGGGAAATCAAAAGAGCTTCTGTCCTATTTAGCATTCTCTGGGGTGTTTTGGCGTGCCTAACATCTCCAGAAGAGAACGGAGTTCCTGCATGCTCGTTGAGAGCTACCGCAATCGGATATTCAACAATCGGCAATACTTCAGAGTATGCTACCTTATCCCCTATGATGCACATTTCATGGACACGGGTTTCGTAGATGATTTTCTCCTCAATCATTCCCTCTTTAACGAGAACTTTGTAATTGGGGTCTTTTGTAAACTCTTTATACTCTTTCTTGTCGAGAATTTTATTATTTCCGGTTACGGTCTCAATTATTTGAACCTTCGGCACGCTAACCTTTGAAAATCGCACAAACTTCCTAACCTTCGGCTGGTGGTCTTGGGGCTCATCCGCTCTCCTCAAAACATCATCCCGAGAATATTTGTCTGTTGCGATTTCGTTTTTATAGTAGTCTTCTTGGGCTTCATCCACAATATCCGCATGCTGAGGAAAAGCGATTTTTAGGTGCTTCTTGGTGAACAGGTCGCTCACTATGATGCTTGAGGCATCAGAAAGGTCGGGCTGGGTACTGTTAGGGTCGCAATAGATTGATTCTGGAGGTAGTCGTTTCACCCGTATAGCGCCCAACCCGTCATCAGCCGCCCAATCGGGGTACACATAGAGAAAAGCTTGACCTTTAATAATAAAATCTTTACACGCCGCTCTAAACTGGGAATCGCCCCTTGACTCATACCAAACCTTGTCCAACAGCGCATTAAAGGCAACGGACACATCATTGTCCGTTTTCCCCACCGGGCTTACATCCCATTCTGGCGTTGCTGACGCAATATTGGACAAAACCTGTTCAACTGCCGGGCGAATTTTATTGTTTGCCTCCGGCGGCTGTCCTATGGAAATCAAAAAATCTTTTTGCGCAGTTGTAAGCTGTTTACCGAGATAAAACTCCTCGTCTTCTGCTTGTTGGTATCTGAATGTTTCCGCCGATGATTGGTATAGGATATATTCAGACCGCACCTCTTCTGCGGTCATCTCCGGAACTTCAAGGTCTTTAATTCTTATCATTTTCCCGTGTGAATGTTACAATAATGTGTCATTATAGAACAAATTTTTTTTTAACTTTCTCCCCAATATAAAATTTGACCAGTCTCCCAGTCCGCTCCGATAGCGTTTGGTTCTATGTCAATCCAGTCTCCATCGTCGTTCTGCTCCATGTTGGGCGCATACATGTCATCTATAGCCCATCTTAGAGCATCAAGGGTATCTTTTTTGAAGACACCGTGCTCTTTGAAATTCAACAATTCGGACTCAAGCTCATCATGCTGTTCTTTTATAAAAACAGCCTTGGATGCAAAGTAGGGTTGCATCTGTTTAATTCTATAATACTTGGTTTTAATCGCTTTCTTCGGGTTGATATTCCAAAACTTGCCAAGCTCTTTCGACTTGCGCATTACATAGTCTGCGAGCATAACGTGACCAGTTTCTTCAATCTTAATATCTTTGGGGGCATATTGTTCCGCAATTTCAAATAATTTATCAGCACCATCCATTGGGGTTACCTGCCCTCGGAAGTAATCAAGAACGTAAATATTATTTAGGGCATCAACGGCTATAACCATTATAACCGTGTAGTCCGCCTTAATATTTTCAGAAGAAGCCGGGTCAACACCGAGAAATATATTAACCGGAACTTTTTCACGAGCGCCGTCTTTTGTTTTGATAATATAGTTCTGATTTTTCTCACGTTTATAATATCCTTCCCAATACTGAATATGCTCTTTTTTGAAGACCCTAAATGAGTCATCCATCGGAATATTCTGGTATTCTTGGTAAAAATAGGCAACATCCCCCTCGCTTTTTAGCCTGTCACGCTCTTCTTTAAGCCACTTGTAGGTTCTGTACTCGGGCCAGAGAACCTTGGGGTTTCCATCTTTGCCTAAAATCTCTTTTCCGCTCGACACAAACTCTCCAATCTCTGTCCCCTGAAGTATTGACTGGTAAAACATGCTGTCCCAGCCCTTAATCCTCTTAGTTCCGTCCTTGAAGTACGCTTTTTCTCCAGCAACCCTGTTGAGGTACGATTCCCCATCTACAATCGTGCCGATAAAGACAAGTTTTGCATCATTACTACCCGGAATAACAGCACCATTCAGCCATCTCCGGAAATTGTCCCTTAGATTTTCGGTTGCAGTGTTCCTTTCGCCCTCACCATCGTCAATAATGGTTAATGTTGGACGATATGCTCCGTATTTCAGACCACGAACCTTTTGACCAGTACCGCGAACAAGCATTTTGCAAAACCCGGATGGTTTTCCGTCCTCATCAAAATTTGTTATAACCTCTTTTTCCTCTTTTCCCCATATTTCGCCCCGCCTATCGCCAAAGAAATACCTTAGTTTTTCATTGAACTCCAACTCGTTGCCTATTGCTTCGAGATTATACTTGGACTGGGTTTCTGACTCAGAAATAAGAAGAATAAACCGTTCTTCATCGAAAAGAATCCTATGAAGCGGGTAAATAAGGTTGATTAGAGTGCTTTTAGCATGACCACGAGGAGCGACAACTGCAACCTTATCTCCGGAGTTCATTTTTAGCAGTTTATTGATGATTTCTTTATGGAACATTGGAGATTTTGCCCGAATATGGTAGTGCATTGGGTTGTCGGGGTCTCCAAGAATGAATTTGGCAAAGAATGGTATATCGAGATACATTCTCCGTATCAGCTCTTCTTTTTCTTTTTGGGTGTATTTGTACTTACTCAATGCCTCTTTCCGGATATTTTCCTTCCGTCAGCAAGAATCCACCAGCCATTTCCATGCTCTTTAATAAGTTTGTCCCTATCTTCGATATATTTCGGGTCTTTCAGGCTTTTATATTTCCAGCCCTTTGGATAAACCTTCCAATCGTAAGCCGCCATTTATTTGCTTTTATGCCCCTTCTTGGTTTTTTTCTTCTTCTTTTTCATTTTTTTATATTTCTTAAGGGTTGTCTCCATTCGAGATGTACCGTCTGTATACTCAATAGAACCCGTTCCATAGTCAATATCAGGCATTTGCTCTGCTCCCGAGATGCTTTTCCATCTCTTCTGTATAGTCTCTCAAAAGATTAATCTCATCAACCATGCTGATGAGAAGATGCCCAACTTCAGCATCTACAAAAAACGCCTCGCCATTAAGAATTAAATATCCTTCAACATCTTTGTCAATTTCGACTTCGAGCTCAGCCGCTGGAATTTTCATCTTCGACAACACCATCTATTCCCGATTCCTTCGCCTTTTTCATAAGTTTCCCAATTTCTTTGTCAGACAGCTCTTTTCTGACGTGAGCTAATAGTTTTTTGTCACCATCGGAAAGCATAAACACTGTTTGAGCCCTTTCTTCTTTCTCTTTCTCGGAATGCCCAAGTAGGTCAGAAGCTTTTCCCAGTGCCATAAATCTTGTTCCCGCAGGAACATCTAAATCTTCAATAAAATTTTTCAGCTTTTCAGCAACATAGTCGTCGTCTATGCCTTTATCAACTAACACTGGTCGCATTATTTTGCTCATATGCTCTTTTACCGTTTTTTTACGAAGTATCGCCAGCCCTCTCCGGAGGCTGACAGAGGGGTTGTTTTCAGCGTAAACTGATTGGTATGCGTTAATGATGGATTCTGTTGTCCACATTCCATCTGCCGCCATTTTGCCTCCGCCAAGGAGGTTTTCCATAAATGCCGTTTGAAGCGCTGTAGGTTTGACATTATACCTTAAACCTTTCTTGTATCGTGAATCCCATTCATAATCAGCCCGTTTTTTAGCATGGATGCGTTGCTTATATGTGGGTGTCTCGCCATATCCAGTTCGTATAAAAACAACAGGCTTCTTATATGACTTGTGTTTCCGCTGTCGTCTGCCAAGAACTTCGAGGACTTTTTCGTCATCTGTTAAAATCCAATCTCCTACTTCAGCGTTCCGCCAGTCAGAGGTATATGGAATTTCATCGTCATCAGCTTCAGATTGCGTATAAACATCGAAAATTCTGTTTCGACACTTAACTTGCACGTTTGAAAGTTATACACGCATAATTATTATTATCAAGTCTTTTTGCTTACTTGGTGTAACTTTTGAAAACTCCGGAAGTTTCGTTGAGCTTAACTTTTTTGTTCGCCCGCCTCCTTAACCTTAACCTTTACCTTTACCTTATCCTATACCTTATCCTATACAATACCATAAGCCTTACCGTAAGCGATACCGTAAGCCTTACCGTAAAGCTTACCGTAAGCCTTACCGTAAAGTCCTCGTCGTGAAAGGGCTAAAAATGGCTTAAATTTTCTGTGAGGGGGTCTTTATTCTCGCCGCCCCCCTTCCGTTTCCGTTTCCGTTTCCCAATTTCCGTTGAGTCGCCGTTTTGCATGCGTTACGCTCAATTTGTCGCTCCATGTCTGTTTGCGCTCGTTTGTGCTGATTCATGCTACCACTAACGCACGTAACTGCTGATATTGTTAGATTTAACCTAATATGCGCACTGCTCAGCGTGGTGGGTGCTAACATGCTTAGCGACGTGTCAATTAACGTGTTAATAGTTATTGATAACAGGGTTTACATTCCGTAAGTTTACACCATGCACAACGAGGTGCACACGCCTAACACATGGAGTTAATATGGCACAGACAAGTAAGGTTGGCAGTCACGCCACACAAATCAATAAAGCTGACGGAGTGACTTCCGTACGCTACCACGCAACCGACGTTGTTCGGTTCAGTGGAACACACGTAGAGCTGAATAGCAATGGTTGGCTTACGGCGACAACGAAACTAAGGATGAACCAAACCTCAAATCAGTTTGGCTTGGGTTTCCGAGTATTTCAAGCAGACTGGGATTGGTACGTCCAATTACCCTCGGGTAAGGTCGTCCAGTATCGGGACGGGCTGAAGTTCACCCGTCGGTGGGATTGCTCGTGTGACGAGCTCGGAATCTCGTGTGAATACGACGAGGTGCTATCATGACTGGCACATCCAAACTAATACGCAAAGCCTACGAAGGAAAGCTCGTCAGAAAAGGCAAGAAAAATCTCGTCTTCGAGCTTCCTTCTGGGATTCGTGTAACCATTAAGAGAAAGAGGTAAAACATGGCTGATAATACGCCAAGACAAAAACCCATGCTACCGACGGAAGATACAAGTTTCTTTCCTCGTGGCAAACACACAGATGACGTTGTTCTCGGTCTCGGTCTCATGGTTAGTTCCATGACCGACGCTGAGCTTGATGACGCAATCAATCAATTCGCTATGCTCGAAAAGATGATGCCGACGGCAATCAATGACGGCGGTAGTCAGATGCTTGCGGAATATATCCGTATCGAGCGAAATAACAGAAAAAGAGGTGAAAAATGAGTAATAAATGGAAACAACGAAAAGTTACCGACTTACGACGAGTCGCAATGGACACATTTCCGGGAAATTCCGGAGATATTCGTAACATGCGAAAAGACGAGCTCGAGAAGATTCTCGATAGCGGAGTGTATCAGTCTCTCGACGAGCTTAGGGACGGAGGCGGTGCTAAATCTCGACGAGAGGGCGCTAAAGTCTTCGAGGCTGAGGCTGAGGCTGAGGCTGAGGCTGAGGCTAAAGACGAGGCTCTCGAGAAGATGCTCGGCGATGCAGGTAAGCTCATCCAAAGCAAACTCGACAGATTGAGTGCTACTGACGACATAACCAAGTGCTTGCTCGACGGACATAGCTCGAAGATTAAAGAGCTCGACGAGACTGGCGGTGGAGTTGCTGAAATCGAAATCAAAGTAGACGGCAAGGATGCTAAAAAGCTCGAGGGAATCTTACATCCCAAATTCGAGCGCATTGTGAAGAAAACAATACGTCACAAAAACGTGTATTTAGTCGGGCCCGCTGGCACTGGCAAAACTACGTTAGCATCCCAAGTAGCTGAGGCTCTCGACCTACGCTTTGCACACATATCTTGCTCCGCAGGAATGAGCGAAGGTCACGTGCTCGGACGGATGCTATTCGACGGCACGTACTTCTCGGCGGAATTTATAGAGCTTTACGAAAATGGCGGTGTATTTCTCGCCGACGAGTTCGATGCTTGTGACTCAAACATGCTCGTTGCTCTCAATTCCGCTCTCGCAAACGGACGAGTATCAGTTCCGAACCGAGGCGGTGCTAACGGAGAACCATATGCTGACCGACATCCAGACTTCTACTTCGTGGCTTGCGCCAATACCACTGGCACAGGAAACGGAAGTTGGGAGTACACTGGACGCAATCAGCTCGATAGTGCGACGCTCGACAGATTCTGTCTCAGCATGGTAGACGTAGACTACAACGCTATACTGGAGGCTAAGCTATGCGGTATTAATAAGCGCATCAAAAAGCACGTCACCGAAGAGCATGACAAAAGTAAAGAATCTACTAAGTCAGAGCTAAGGCAGTTGCACGTCGGCTTAACCAATCTCAGAAAAGAGATTAATAAGCAAGACATTCGACGAGTTGTGTCTACTCGAGCTTTTGTAGAGGGTGCTAAAGCAGTTGCTGACGGCGACACTGCCAAACAAGTGCTACTCGACCTTGTAGAGCACTGGGACGAGGAAACACATGACAGAATAGAGCACGTGATTGTAGGTGCGAAATGACTGACGCTAAGCTAACCATCAAAAAGCTAAAATCTCCGAAAAGGCAAATTGCTAAACTCGAGCTAAGGAATACTAAGCATCTCATTGAACACGTTGAGTCTTCAGACCTTTACCCATCAGAAGATAATTGTCCGACGGAGCTTAGTCGTGAAATTAAATGGAGATATGGAACGCATGAGGATAGCCGAGAAAAAACACGTGAGAGGATTCGGAGGGGACATGTGAAAAAGTCTCTCGTGAAAAAGACCGAAGAAATTCGCACTAAGTTCGAGGCTGAAAATCCAGAGTTCTTCTCGGGCAGAGGCGTAACAAACAAGCGCAAGCGCAGACATTCCGACACTGGCGACGAGCTTAGCATGACGAGGCTTATGACTGGCGATGCTGAGCACTGGAGCGCTCCTCAGCGTGGTGCACAAAACAGAGTTGTGACGCTTGGGATTGAGGTTGCCATGAGTTGTGGCAATAAGCAAGATGATTGGGTAAATCTCATTGCGCATGCTACTCTGATTGCCGACATGCTAACTACTCGTGGATTCGGCACAAGAATCGTTGCAATGGCGACGAGCACTGGGTGTCATCAAAAATACTCAGAAAGCTCGGTTGCTTGGGAGCTAAAAAACGAGACCGAACCACTCGACATTCGCCGAGTTCAGGCAATGGCTAACCTCGGTGTATTTCGGGATTATGTGTTCTCAGTATGGCACAATTCGTTTGATTCTACTACAATGTCGGGTCTCGGGGTAGCTCGTCAGACCTCAACCGATATGAGAGAGTTTGTCGGAGTTGATTATGTAATCGGCAATCGGTGGGGCGAAGACAAACTGCAATCTCTCGTGATTGACATTCTGAGGGATTTAGCATGATTGTTAGCACGGCAGAGCTTCTTGTTTGGAGTGGAATTTTCGGGATTGCTTTCGGAGTTCTTCTCGCCTACTTCATCAAAACATTGATAATAGATAACATAACACGGAGGTAAATAATGGCTAAAACGACAATAAAACCGACATATCAAATTAACACGTCTCAGGAGCAGACTAACGTCCAAATCCAAAAGGCAGAGTTCCGTCAGGGACTCGAGGCTCAAATAATTACCAAAGAGCCTCCGACAATAGAAGTTCGTGATGGGAAGGTCGTTAAAATTCCCAAGAGAATGATTGTTCCGTTTCAATCTCGGACTCTCGATGTTTGCGAGTATAGTTCTCGTGACAATGAGGGCATGCGGATATGCGACGGAATGATGCTAACTAATAATAACAGATAACAGAAAGAGAAAATAACCATGAGTGAAATCAAAAAGTCAGGTGTAGTTGTCACCGACGATAAAAAAGAGTGCTCAGATTGTTCCACTACAATCAGCGAGGGGTTCATTAATGCCTCCGATGAGTCAGAGGTCTATTGCAGAGAGTGTATGGAAAAAAAGCTCAGCAGTGGCGAGGTGGATGTAGAGTATAGTCAGCGTGCTAAAATCGTGTGGAACGTAGATGCTAAATGTCCATCTTGCGAGGTTGTCGTCCAAAAAGACGATGATTGGGTTCTCGACAAGAAGTACGACGTTCTTGCTCACAGGGATTGCCTAATTAACGAGCTCGTTGAGGGTGCGCTGAAATCGGCAGGAGAGATGAAAAACTTCATCTCATCCATCATTGAACAGAAGGGTAGCTAAACAATGAAGATGAAGAATAAGCGTAAAGATTATTACGGAGATGCTAAAAAGGATAAGGGTAGTGTCGGGATTGGGACTACGAGCCCAAAGGGTAAGGATGCTAAACTTGAGAAAGATTGGGAAATCTATCTTGAAAATCTCCGTCGTCAGCTACTAACCGACGACGATAGAAAAACTGGATACAACAAAAAAGAACAAGAAAGTCAAGAAAGTGAGGTGAAAAAGTGAAAGAAAAAACAACACTGCTAATTACTCGTGTCGCTAAAAGGTGGTATGAAAGCCGATATAGGTCGGCTCATAGGGGAGGCACTATCGCCTACGAGGTGTTTCCCATGCTCATTGAACGTGCTAAGGGCTCTCCGAACATAATCGGAATCTTTACCAAGGCCGAGGTTGATATTCTAATTAAGGCTGAAGAAGAAAATAGGGCTTCGTCTTCAATGGAGAGTCTTGGTACTCAGAGCATGTGGTTCACACGCATTCGAGAATACTGCGACTGGAACGGCATTTCAAACGATGTTCGTGATGGGACTATTAGCGCAATATCCAATTTAAGCATATTGGAGCAGTATGTTATCGAAGAGGCGGTGTATATGGTTGGCAACGGAGAGGTCGAGCGAGCTGACAACATTATCATCAATATCATAACTGCGGAAGGAGAATAACGTCAGTGATACAAGTAACTAAGCTGAAAAAAGCCTTTAATCGTGAGGGCATCCAAATAAGCGCAGATGCGGTTAATCTACTTCAGGACGAGATGAATCGCATAGTTGCTAAGTGGGTGCGAAACACAAAGTCAGGGAACGTCAAAAGACTGACTGCTGAGCTTGTGTTTATAGCACTTGGGAGGCTTATGAAATAATTACCTCCATGATGTGTCGAGGGGACGATAGGGAGCAAGGTAAAAAGAGTAAAAGCCTTGCTCCCTTTTTTTCGTCCAAAAAATCAGGCTACCGACTACAGAAAAGTTAGCATCTTCCTTAAAAATCAGGCTACCGACTACACATGGAGGGTTTGTGGGGTTTGTGGTAGGAACGCCGGTAGCCTGTAATATACGTGCTAATTAGAACGGAAGGTCATCTTGCTTTTTTTGTGCGGGTGGCGACTCCGCAGCGGGAAAGTTAGCATCTTCCCTGTCTTCCTTATCTTCAAACTTAAGCGAGAGATACTTCTCTCCGTTAGAAGACTCCTGTACCCAAGATGCTATCCGCATAACAATTCCGTTGATTTTAGCAGTTCCAGTATAGTCAGGTCTCTTGGGGTTATCGCCCTTATCATTGCTGAAAATACTTCCTGAGTTGTCTTTGTGTTCGTATGCCATTATATTATTGCTCCTGTTCCTTTTCCTTGTGGTGTTTAGTAGTTGTTTGTTCTTCTATGTTAGCGACCAGTTTATCCTTAAGGGACGTTATGCTATCGCCCATCATAATAACTTCATTCATAAAGGCGAAATACTTGTGTCCGTCTAAGTCAATTAGACCAATTTCGCCAGTATCTAAGTTTGAGTCAAAGATGCGAAAAATTTGGTTGGGATAATCAGATACTGCTACCCAATTCCCAACCAAAAATTCCTCTGTCCTGTATTGGTTTCTCATATTCTATCGAGAGAAATACACCTTATCCACTGCCTTAAAGTTGTATATTTCTTCTAATACTGCGAGATAAGAGTGCCAATTCGGACACCTTACGAGCTTAGTAGATAGGTATTCCATCTTGCTCATCATCCTGTCGTGCGAATAGTCTGGATGCTGAAACATCTCCAGACATGCTAAGGCGAAAGAGCGAGTTTTGTGAAATCTACCAGCCCACCTACCAAAGTCGCATATCATCTCGGCTTCTTGGTTAGCAACATCCAGACCTCTGTTTAGCATTAGGTCTCCGCTTCTAAAAGACTTAGATGCCGAATGTCGGTTGCCAACAAGCAGTATGAGAGTTGTGGAATAACCCAAGCCGTACCGCTTCATAAAACCCGAGAAGATTTTATATTCTCTGCGACCAAGTTCTGTGTAGTGTTTTAGCACATCCCGAACCGACCACTTATCCTGAAGAGAGTTGTACGAGCCAATATCTTCCTCTGTCATCAGCTTGCTGACCTTGTAGTACACTGGTTTGTCAAGCCTTTTTAGAGCTTCAAACGTGTGCTGTCCATCAAGGATTTGAAACGCCATATCAACAATGATTGGCGAGTCTTCAGCGAGATTCTTATGCTCTATTGCGTGCATCAGCTTTCGCACCTTGTCTTCCCGAATGTTTCTGTTCGATTGAACGAGCCGAAACATATCGTAGTTGTCGGTCATGTATATTTCGCCGACCTTCTTTCCGAGCTTTTTAGTGCCTGTCTTAGCACTTGCTCCGTTTGATTTAGCTGTTTTTCTTACAGCGGTCATTGTTCTACTCATCTTTTTTCTCCTGTGTTTTAAGACATGATTGTGTCACGTCTGTTAATGGCAGAAGTATAATTTGGGAGGTATTATCATCCCCCCCAGACACATCCCTTGATGTGCCAATATATCTTCTGCACAATTCTTTTAATCTCTCTGTCTCTATTAATATCATAACCCGAGAAACGCCGTCCCATTCCATAAGCTCTATCGCCCACCAAAGAGCCTCGGTGGTGCTAATTCCAGACGGCTTCCCCCGAGAGGCATATTCAATAGCAACATTGCCAGTTTTAGCACACTTGAAGTCTGACTTTACCTCAACAGCATTAAGGGATGAGGCGAATCTGTTTTCAGACATCTTGCCCTCAGCGAGATTCACGTCGAAACGCTTATCAGCCTCACCAGACTTGCGAAAATCATCCAGTATTGATTTGACTTGCGGTTCTGTCAGCTCAATCTTCATTCTTTTCCTTCATCATTGTTCTGTTTTCGGTTGCTATCCTATCAACAACCTCCTGAGCTACTTCACGTAACTGCTCAAGCTTTCTAACCCTGTGGTAATCCTCTCCCTCCATCGCCCGTAACAGCCTGTTTTTAATGGCTTCTTCTATTAGCTCTGCTTCTTCGAGTGTGTGGGGGACTATTCCAAATGCAGTTGCCATCTTTACCATGTAACTGACTCCTTCCCATATACTGCGAGCAACACAGCATCTGCTGTGCTAAGAGTAATCTTATCGCTTGGATACCTTTGCTGTGCTAAGTGCTTAAGATGGTTCTTTCGCTGTGTTTTGTCTTTGGGAAGAGCTCCGTAGTGCTTCATCCACTTGTGCGGCGTTACTTCACGATAGGGAATTTGTAGAGACGCTAAAATCCCCAACCACTGACCGAAGTTCTTGCCAAACTTGAACGTGGATGCTACTCCCTGTCCCGGCATGCTATGAACAGACTCAATTACGCAATACACGCCCTGAAACCCGCTGAGCCCTGTGGTCGCATAACGCAGTGTCTCACACATATCCAATATGGTGGGGGGGCACTTATGCGCCTTTAACCCGTCTGCGCCGATTATCGCAACGCCTCCGCTCACACCGGGGTCTATTCCAACATATTTCCTTAGAGTGTCCTTCAATTCCCAGTCAGCTCCGCTTCTGCTATATTATGGTGCAAAACGCTTGCATCGCTTTCTTGCATATCATTGATGACTCCTTCGTAGTACATATAGAAATAGTCACCACCGAGGTCTTTTAGCATTTCTGCAAGCTCTTCCTCAAGCTCATCCGTTGGCATTGACGATAAATACCTAACAACGCCATCCAAATCATTCTCGTCTATTCTGTTTGTCACGAGAACCTCCTTTCGAGTGCTGTTATTATTCTGTTCATTTTCATTCTGTGCTCATATTTTTCCTGAACCGCCGATATTTTCTTTGGCTTTTCTTTGGTCTCGGTGTCTTTGAGAGCTTCTGCCCTGTCCCTCATTTCTTTAGCATCTCTTTTCATTCCAAACCCATCAAAAAACTCAGCAACCTTCAGGAAGTATTCCCTTTTCGTCCATTCTCCGGCTTTTATTTTCTTCATCCCAAGCAAACACATAGCAACAAACTGGCGTGTATCGGTTGTGTGCGAGTCCCCAAGAACCTTTTCGATTTCCTCCTTCTCCCTTTTCTTCCTTAAAAGATTCTTTTCTTCGTTAGCTATTCCCTGATGCTTGTGGAAGATTCCCATTGCTCTCTTCAGCTCCGGGAGTCTTCCGGGATACAGGATGCTAACAAATTCGCTCCAGCCCCTGTGAAGGACATCTTCATCGTACTGGGCGAGCGTCTTTGTCCAAAGGTCAACAAGTTTTTTGTTAGCGGGAATCTCGAAAGTCTCCATAAGGTCTCTCACCCACTTGTCCCTCACAACCTTAAGCCGCTCTTGGTTAATCATTCTACATCTCCCTCAAACGAGCTTTCGGTGAATCCTCTTCTTTTGCTCACTTGCTTAACACGGGAAAGAAGGTTCTCAAACTTCATCAGTCCGTTCTTGCTTTTTCTCCGTATGCCCTTGAGCGACTGAAGAACCTCAAGCCAGTTGAAACTTGCGCCCTCGTCGTACGAGTCAACAGCCCACTTCAAGGCAGACTGAATTTGCTCATCTGTATAATTATTAATTCGTACAAGCTTTTCCAACTCGATAGCACCTTCAAATACCGTTTTTTCAAATTGTCCGTTTAGCAGATGGCTTAGGGTCGGTAGGTTAGACTTAACCGCCGTGTGGTACATTAACGACATCTCGTAGTATTGCTCACCAACCTCAACGCCAACAAGCTTGCTATCCTCTTTTGGTTTTGGCTTCTCTTTTTTCTTGGTATCAGCAACCAGTCTCTTGGGCTTAGCATCATCATAAGAAGAGATTTTGTCTTCCCATTCCGCCATCCCAGACTCAAACCAGTTGCCCGAACCCTTATCCTCTGTATATCTCTCGCACATTTCACCGAGAGATTCAATGAACCTCATCTTGAGATTGCAGTCCGGGATATTGTCGAGTATGTTCAGCCATCCCTTTAGCACCTTATCGTTTGCCGGGGGTCTGTTATACCGAGCCCACTTTGGAAGCAGTATCACATTATTGTCCCAGTCGGCTTCAACCATGCCATTCTCCTGTAGCTCCTCAAAAGACTTAAGGAATCTCACCCTATCCCAGCGTATGTGGTCAAGGCACGACCCAACTCCCATATGATATATTCCGGGCAGTGGTGTTTTCATCGGGCCGGTGAGGAAAAACAGCCAAAGCAGTTTGCCGTCTGAGGATAGCTTTTTGAAGTCGGAGCTAATCCAAACTCTCTGGCTAACTTCATTATATCTTGCCATTTCTCTTCTTTCTTTTGTATGTGGCTATAAGCTTGCCTATGATTTCTCTTAATTTTTGTGGCGAGACCTCTGTCAAACGGGCATTGCCAACCAATGTCCTCTTCACGTCCAAGACCTCTTTAACACCAAGAACATCTTGTGCTCTTGAGTATCGTTTTTGGAGCTCTCGCCAACGCTCATCATCCGAATAATCAATGTGCTCTTTCATCAGTCAAATAGTGTCAGCATTTTGCTGTTCATGTTTATCTTCCATAGGTTTATATCGTCACTTGCTCTCAGCCGTGAGGTGGGCTTGTATTTTCCCTTATCCCAAACCCCATACTTCTCAAAATAGGTTTTCGGGATGAAGCCAACAGCGTGTGTGTTTTCCTTCATCAGCTTGTCCATTATTAGCATGTCTTTTATGGTGCTTGTCCTAACAGATATGTCCTGTGCCGGGTCTCTGTATAGGATTTTTATTATTCCACGACTGCAATCAAACATTCCGAGGTTCACTCAATCATCTTCTGCCGGTAAAAAACCTATCGCACTTTCTACACAACCATCCAATGTGGGTTTTCTCGCATCCCGGAACGCCATCAGGACAAGCCATTTCGTCTAAGACGAGCCTTTTGTGGCAGTTGGGACAAACAGCAAGCCCAGTGCTTGTGTCTATCTTTTTGTGCTCCACCCTCACCTGAGCATTCTTCATTGATACCATTACAGAACATCCCCCTCAAATGCCTCTGCTGTTTCCCTCTGCCTCTCGGCTATAACACCCTGAAGTCGCTCTATCATCTTTTTAGCAGATTCTTTGGTCGGAGTTTTGTCCATCCACTCTACCGTTTTTTTGTATTCCTCGTCGTTGATAAACTCGGATGACATAAGCTTTTTAATTAGAACTACTTGTTTTTTTGTCCACGCATTCTCTTTGCTTGTGTAGTGCTCTCCCTCAACGAGACTCCCGTTAGCAGATGTGTCTACTTTTCCGTTCTTTTTTTCCGGCTTCTCGTTTGACACAACCTCAGTTTTGGCACTGCTAAACTCGTCAGCTTCAGATTCTGAGTAGATTCCATGTTCGTAGGCATTTATCATCTTCAAAGTAAGCCTGTCTCTGAGCCTCTTCTCGGCGATTGCCCAAGGGTATGGTATTTTGGTGTTCTCCGGAGATGACTCTCCGGTTGTCCAAATAACCTTCTTGCCTTTTGTAGCCTTACCGAAAAGCGCTATGTGGTAGTGGTCGTTGCTAATTACTACCGGGTCTGCGAATTCGATTCCCTCTTGGTTGGCAATCTTTGTCACGCCATCGTGCGTAATGATATACTTCCCCGAGGGTTTATGAAGCCAAAAGTCATCTTTGGTAAGATTGTATTTTTTAGCTAACTGCTTTATCGTCATTGTTTTCCTCCACTGGTTTAGTTGCTGTTTCTATGGCTTTGTCCAGCCTCCGAGCTTTTTCCTCCTCCGGAAGAGAGTCGAAATCATCAGGGAACTCAATCCCCGGTATGTATGACAAGTACCTCTTTTTCCATCGGTTCTTCTCGTCCACGCTCTCGTGCTCCCCGAGAACGTCCATCAGCTTGGCTATAGACCCAACCATTGATATGACACTCCTAAGAGCTTTCTGTTCGTTTTCTCTTTTCATTGTTTTGTTTTCTCCTAACTAACTAATCTTCAGGCGTTCATCCTGAATTAATCTGCATCCCGGGACTTCTTTGCCAGCCTTCATATCATTTTTTATACTGGTTTTATCAAGCCGAATCTCTGTTTTCTCGACCCAATAGTCCTCCGGAACTGCAACCTCGGTTTCCACCGATACCTTCGGTGGGTTCTTTGCAATCGTAAGCCTAAAATCATCGGTTTCGATAGACCTGATTCCGGCAGTGTCCATGCAATCCTTCACATAATTCTTAATCTTTTCAGACTCACGTTTCAGTCTTTTGATTTCATCCGACCT